AACTAATCTAACAACACAACTAGAAGAATTAGTATCAATCTTAACTCCTTCGTTTGTAGTTTCAAAAGTTTTTGCGTTGTTATAATATAGCTCTACTGCTGCATTTGGTTTAAATATAGCTGAAGTTTCTCCATCTTTAGGTTTAAGGTATATAGATTGACCTGTTGATGTTCCACCAATTATTAAAGGTTTATCTGTGTGCATCCTTATATAAGTACTATTATTGTAGTGATATATTCTTAAATCTTCATCAGTACCAATTTTGAGCATATCACTAGCGCCATCGCTATCTAATATGCTTAGGTGATTGCCAACATAGACATTACCTGTAACAGTTAAATCACCAGTTAATGTACCGCCACCGACTGATGTCTCAAATTTTTTAGTGCCATTATGAAATAAACTTGCTTCTGCACCAGCAACAAAACTTGCCATATTTGCACTATGAGCAGCATTTTGTATGAATACAGCACTTCCACCTAAAGCTAAAGAACCTGTTCCTGTATCTGTAATCAGAGAGTCCGTTCCATTATGAACAATTTCTAAATCTCCGCTTGTTCCAAAAATAGCTTTATCGCCATCAGCAAAATCAATATCATTGCCGTTACTTTGTAAATCAGCGCCTAGCTGTGGTGAGGTGTCATTTACCAGGTCAGTAACAACAGCAGCCCAACTTAAATTACCGTTAGCATCTGTTTTTAAGAATTGACCATTAACAATATTATTAGGAAAAGTTAAGGTGTAACTTGCACCAGCACTATGCGGTGGTGACTTTAGTTTTATGCCATGACTATTTTGGCTACAGTTAAGTTGTAAATATCCATCAGAAGATCCATCGCCTTTTACTTCTAGTCCAGGAGCAGAAGATGTAGAGACAAGACTTAATTTAGTTCTTGTTACCGCACCGCTACCTAACTTAGCTTCAATAACTGATCCGTTTTGGAGGATAGCACTTGTTACCGTGTTGTTACTTGGTGTACCAATGTTTACAGTAGAACCAAGAACTATTGCAAAATAATCTGACCCACTAGCAGGAGCAGCAGCTAACTTAACTGTATTACCATCTAAAGCAAAACCTTCTGAAGGCGTAGAAGATCCAGCATTAACTTTTTGAACAACACCATTAATACTTAAAATTATTTGTTGTGCATTTGTAGGTGCATTTGTAATCGTAAAGTTTTGAGTACTGCCATCAAATGCAGGGCTAAGTGTAGATATAAAAAAGTTACCAACAGACTGCGCTTCTTCCCAGGCGTTTGATGTTCCGTTATAAACTAATAGTTTTTGAGTAGATGTATTAAAAAATAAATCTCCTGCATCATTATCACTTGTAGGATTTGTAGTGCCAACTCTGTACCTGGCATTAAAATCATTTATATCGTCAGATAACTGTAAAACATCTGTTTCTTTTGCTAGTAACTTGTGGTAGTTATATATCTGGCTTGCACCTGTAGAGCTTACGAGCAAACCTAATTCATTAGCTAGTGTTTTGTTTCTAAGACTTGCTGGAAAATTATTAATAGTTACGTTGTCGCTACTATTGCCAAGTGTTCTGGCGTTTGTTGCTACTCCAGAGCTATTAATAACTAAACCATCAGCGTTAGAAATACTAATAACAACACCTGATACTGGCTGTGTTGTAGGAAAACTATCTTCATCTGCTATAACTTCTAATCCACCAACAGGAGCTATTTGGTTAGCAACAAAGTTTACAACAGCAGCAGAAGTAGGAAATTTTGTATTGCTATTAGTAATAGATGTTTCTTTTGCCATGCCATCTAATTGGTTTAGATCGGCAATATCAGCAGTAAGAGCAGTACTACTAGCTAACTTAGATGCTGTACCAGATTGCATACCAGCTAGTGTTGTTAGTTCTGCATCTGCTATTTGCGAAGTTGTAACTGAGTTACTTGCAAGATGTGAAGCATCAAGAGGAGATCCAGCTATAAGGCTTTTTATTTCTGTTACTGTTTGATCTGCCGTAGCGTTAGCCTCAATATTATTTAGTTTGGTATGATCTGAGTCAGTAAAAACATTTGAATCACTAGCAGCTTCTACAGCAGCCCTGATCTCTGCATTAGTCTGATCTGCGGTTGCGTTAGCCTCTATGTTATTTAATTTTGTATGGTCTGCATCGGTAAATACATTGCTGTCACTAGCAGCTTCTACTGCTGCTCTTATTTCTGCATTGGTCTGATCTGCGGTTGCTCCACTCTCTATCCCTGCTAGTTTTGTGAAGTTTGCAGCAGACATAGATCCAGCATTAGAACCGCTTGACGCTTGCAACTTTGAGCCAGCTATAGCAGCTGACGCATTAATATCAGCATCAACAATAGTTCCGTTCAGTATTTGCGTAGAGGTAATACTGCCACTTCTTTCTAAATAATTTTTTGTAACTACATCCTGGGCATTTACTGGATCTAAAACATTAGTTAACCTTTGACTACTTAATGAAGGTAAGCCTGTACTTGCGTCTATAGATATACCTTGTTTAAGTGCGTCATCTAACTCCTGGTCAATAAACAAACTTTGTTTTTCTGCTGTATCTAGATCAGCAGCTGTAAGTGTTGAACCATCTGCAAAATCTACTAAGGGAGTAGATAGTGATGATACTCTTCTTATTTCTACTCTAGTGTTAGCAGAACTTAATCCTGTATTAAGGCGTACTTTTTTTGGTGTTGTATTGGTTATTACTTGAAACTCGTCACTTCCCGTACCCTGTGCTTTTTCTACAAAGTTAACAAATACTTTAATATGTTCTTCTTTAATATAATCAAAGGTAAAAGTAAACTCCTGATCTCCAGCTGAGTTGCTAGTTATTATGCGTTGTGCGAAAGCCATTAGTTAAATTGATCTAAGAATTTCTTGGTTTCAATACGACTTGATCTTTCTCGTATCTTATTTAGATTATCCCTTATAAAGTTCTTGTCTACAATCTTTTGATCTCTTTCATCTAATAATTGTTTAATATCTGGCCTTTCTTCTAAAAACTGTTTCATTGCAGCTTCCCTAAAATATTTAACTTTCTCTTTAATCATTGTCATCCTTGCGGACTCGACTTCGCTACTTACACTATAAGGCAAACCAGCATAAGTTGAATCTATTGTCACTAAATCTGTTAGCTCTTCCCATAGAGTATTTCCTGCTGCATTTTTTATTTCTTGAGTACCAATAATTTTTAATCTGTTAAGTTCATCTGTATTTAAAACTTGTCCTGGAATATTAAATATATTGTTATGCCAAGGCATATAGTTAGCACCTTTACCATAAAGTTTACTTAGCTCTACATCTACAGGATGTGTTGACTTTGTGCGGCTAGGAAACGCAGAAGTAGGTGTAACCAACTTATATAAATATCGCATCCAGGGCATATCTTCTGGTATTAAATTCGTACCAGCATAGTGCCTTTCGTTTATTGGCTCTCCAGAATAACTATGCAAAACAGGAGGTAAGCCTTCAGTAAGTCCAACATTACCTAATGAGCCTGGTATCTGCTGTCTCATTCTTTGAAATGTGTTATCAATCACATTAAAAGGATAAGGCAGTTCACTTGAAACAATGTCTCTTCTTGGTGCGCCAGTATTCATCTTTCTAACAAATGCTGGCATAAATGCTGATAATCTTCTCTCTATATATCTATTAAAACTATTTGTTGAACCTTTCTTTGCTTTTCTTTGCGAGTCTTGATCGAGAGAAGCAAAAGCCTCAAACAATTCTATAACGCTAGAAAGTATAGATTTTGTAAATTGACCAGCACCTAATGATTTTGCTACATGAGCTATAGCTAGTGCTTGTACTCCTAATGCACTTGCTTGATCTTCTTCTGACATACTATTTCCGTATTCTACATATTCGCCTATCATTCCAAAAATATTAGACAGCGTATCTGTTGTTTGTAGTGAATAATAGTCTGACCATTCTTCGCTGTCAGAAAAAGGATTTTTAAATCTTATAGCCATAGGTTCTCTACCTCTTTCTGTACCTTCAGCACCTATCTCCCTTGATCTAAAGCTAGGCGATCTAAAACCTGTAAATTCTACTAATCCAGTATTTAATAAAGCAATACCCGACAATAATGTAGTTACTCCAAATGATATTTCTCCTATTGCCCTGTCCCTAGCAAATACATCTTCAGATGTTATATCTCTCCAAAATGTATCTACTAATGGTGCTGTTACACCTAGCGATCTCATGCTGGCTTTTACAATATTTACTGGCCCTCTAGGTAGTGGATATATAAGACCAAACCATGCGTTATTCTCTACAAGATTACCCATAGCTTTAGGGATGCCAAACAGAAAATGAGATCCTGCTGCAAGTTTATTGTTTTTAAAAATATTAGAATCGTTATCAACGTATCTTTTTGCGTGATTATGTATGTCAGTAGGGTCAGTTATACCGCTTTCTCTTGCCTGTCTAACTCCGTATTCGTATGTTCTTTGCGCTGGTACAACGTCTAGTGAATCAGTAAAGTTAACCCAATCCATAACATATTTTGCTTTATCGCCAGTAAGTGCAGCGTTTTGTATTGTCTTGCCGTTAGCCAGGGTAACGTCAACCATTTCAGCTTTTACTAATTCAGTCGCTTTATTACTTGCATACTCCCATGCTTCGTCAGAGCCAGGACGCATACCTAGTACTGTCTCTGCTTTATATAGCTCCTGGTCTACATATCTAACCCATTCTTGACTTGGGCCAACAAGTGTACTCATAAGAGTATCAACAGAACCAGCTAATCTACCTGTTGTCTTAGGAACAACAGATGCAAGTCTTATAAGTGTATTGCCAATCGGGTTTTTATTATTTGGATCTGTGTACCATATATCATTCTTTTTATTTATTTCTAATGGCGAGCTACCTAAATTCATTTGTTCTGTAGGGTTATATTTGTTTGCTGTTCTTAGCTGCATTTGATCTACGCCTAAGTTTCCAAATGTTTCGTTTTCTAAAATAGTTGCTTTCATCAAACGCAAAGCATTACCTAAGTTTTGGTAATACTTTCCATAAAGCATTGCACTTAATCTTGCTCTCCTAAAACTCTTATATGCTGCTCCTTTATTACCTCTTAGTGACTGAGCAAAACCTTGTGTAAAGCCGCCCATACTTTGTATTACAGGCAATGTAGCTGCTCTATACAAACCACCTATCATCATCTTCCAGGTAGTTTCTCCTGATAATAATATTGCTCCTCGATAGTAGTTAAGTAACCTTTGACCAGTTAATGATTTATCAGTTGTTTGCTCTAATAAGTCAGCAAAGTGCTTATTAAATCCTTTGTTTTGTTGCGCATAAGTTGCAATAGCAACCATAACATCGCCAGCTTGTTCTGCCTCTGGAGTTAACTTGCCATTGTCTATTGCATCTAATAAATCTGGATCTAACTTTTCGTCTAACACATCCTTTGATTTACTAATAGCTTGCTCTAACAATGTTCTTTTAGGTGCATCAGGAGTAGCTGTTGGAGGTACGCTTGCATCAGATCCTATTATTCTGTTTGCAGAGTTGTTATCAAAGATAGCTATTTCATCTGCTGGTGCGTTAGGGCGACCTGTATCTCTAGGTTCGTACCTTATTCCTGCGTAACCTCTTTCTGCTAAGAATGTTTTTACTCCATTTATTTGATCTGGTGTAAGTTCTAATCCATTCTTTGTTTTCTTTGGATTACCTAACCCTAAGTCAACAATTAAATCAGTTATTCTTTTATTCATTGCAGATAAATCTAATATCTTTATGTCGTTAATTAGATCGCCATATATTTCTGCATTGTCAAAGCCGTCTTGTAACCTAATACTGCTTTCGTCAGTAGTAAAGTAAACAGCTTGACCCATAGCACCAGTTTCTTGTGTCGTATCAAAACCATCAGCAAGTGCTTTTTGCCCACTATCTTGCGATGTACCTTTCCTGAGAGTTACTTCGCTAGGCAAATCCATTAAGTCTATGTCATCTCTAAACATAGTTTTTCCAATATTTAATGTCTGACCAGCTTTTCTAAGTGGACTCATGTATGCAATATCTAGTTTTATTTGATCTCCTAGCATTGCTTTTAGTGCTTGTAATTCTGTAGCTTTCTCTGCGCCATCTGTATTTAAGTATGTTTGTGCCTGTACCCCTAGTTTCTTAAGAACCCTATCTCTTTGTATTTGCATTGCTCTTATAGCTATTAAATCCTCCTGGGATTTCATGTCGCCTTTTAATGCACGTTCTACTAAAGGTATTAATGTATCTGCATCTCCTCCATGTTCTTTTAATAGATTTATAGCTCCTTTAAATACAACAGCCTGGTTAAGTTCTGGTATGCCTGTTGCTTCTGCTCTATTAAAAATATGCTCGTATAAAGTATCATTTATAGTTTTATTAGCTGCAAGTGTTGCTTCCGTAGGCGAACTTACATACTGTGTTTTACCACTACGACTAACTAATCTTCTTGCCTCGTTGCTTAAGGCATCTTCGATAGACATATCTCCACTATTTATTGCTTCTAAGTTTTCGTTAAATGCTTTAGAAAATGACTCTGCATCTGGAGGATCAATAGCTAATTGTGTTGCTGGTGCAGATACATTGTCAGCTAGAGCTTGTTCCGCTGTTTCTCCACGCATTGATCTCTCAAATACGTCATCCCAAGTTTGATAGCCTCTACCTTTTAAGAAGTTACCTGTACGCTCAATAATCTGTGCAATCTTTTTAAATGGTTCTGCCCAGGTTGCCTTTGGATAGTCAGTATTACGCATATACCAATCACTAAATGCTATAGCCTCTATCTCTTGCCTTCCTAATGTGCCATCGAGGATGCTGTCTCTAAACTCTGGCATAGTCTTAGCAGCTAACTCTCTTATCTCTTTCTCTCCTGCTATAAGAGCTTTTTGGTCTGCTTTGCTTAATAATCGTTTTTGTATTCTATGGAATGATTCGTGGAAAGCAGTTCTTAGTAGCTTGCTGAACCCTCTATATCCACCTTTACTAAACATAGAGATCATTATTAAATCATCTGCTGGATCTTTAGCTGAAATATATTCTCCAGCTGCGCTGTAACTATCGCCTTCTTTTAATCCATAGTCAGCTGCTTGTTTAGCTGTAAGTGTGCCTTCTAATTCCGCTACAAACTGTACGTTTACATCCTTACCAGCCATCCTTTGTATCTCTTCTAATAACTCGAACTTCTCCCTATAGTTCAGCATATTCATGCCTGTATAGTCGTTACCTAGCGTTCCATAAGACCTCTTATGTATTGGGTTTATTCCGTTAAGTGGATCTAAACTAAGCTGTCCAGGTTTTAATCCTAAGAAATAATAAATGCCTTTACCTGTAAATGTTTTTTTATTGCCAGGCTGATAGTCTCCTGCTAGTATTTCGTATTGTCTTTCTGCTATTCGTAAAATATCTTGCTCTGTAAAGCCAACATCGTTCATTAAAAAATCTAAATACTTTTGATTGTTTTTACTGCCTCCTGTAGTTTCTACAACTATTCTTCTATTTCTTTTTTTAGTAACAATGTATGCAGCGTAATCAATATCGTTGTTGAAAAAGACTTTCATTTGCCTGTAGTTTATGCCACCAGATTTTTGTTTTAATGCTCTTGGTAACTCTGGCTCTACAGGTGTGTTTACAGTTCCTACTCTTGTAGGTTCTACAGTTATTTGAACTTTCTTAAGGTCTGGTTTTTTATTTATTTCTGTAGGATTATTCTTAACTATTTCTTCTGGAGCTATAGTTTCTTGCTTTACTGGTGCTTTTGGCTGCACGTTTTCCTGCGCCATTGCGTTCTTAATCTTTTTAATATTTGCTTGTACGACAGTAGCTGCCCTGGTGTTACCTTTTACCTGTTTAGCTAATTCATTAATAACATCATTTAGTGGCCCACTTAAATTTGCAAGTCGATTAAATATTATCTCTCCCTGTATTGATTGATCTCTTGCAGCTTTACTTGCATCAACATCTATAACATTACCTACACTTTCTAATGTTCCAGCTTTCTTAGCGTTAGCAGCTACACCTAATGCGTTTATCTCTGACTTAAGTTGCGACCTAATAGCTATTCTAATATTTAAAATGTTTTCAAAATTAGTAGTAACAAGTTTATCGAAGCCAGGTAAAGGCAATGCGTTAGGATCTACACCTTCACTAACCTTTGCAAATTGTGCAATGTTTGCAGCTTCTGCTGTTTTACTAGCACTCCAACCTTTTTTCTTTGCAGCTTTTGCAAGATCAATCATTACTTGATCTGGAGAGTTGCTACTTCCAATAGCAGCACCCATGTCCTCTGTCATTTTTCCTGTTGCTACTTCATCAAATATTGATGGTGGCAATTTAGATAGAGGTATAGCTTTTCTCATAACTGCACCACTAGGGCTAATACCTTGCTCTATCATCTCTGCTGCACCCATTTTTGTTTCTCTAATTATCTTTGCTGCATCAATACCTGTGCCATTTCCTTCTGCAATATTCTGCATAGCACCTTTTACTCTTGCAGTTGCTGCATCTGGAGCTTCTAAAAACCTAACATTCATAGTTGGATACTGGTTTTTTATAGCTGCGTTTAATCTGTTATGCCCATTAACAACGTAAATTTCTCCGTCAACAGGATCTTTCCATACACTAATTACACCAGCTAAGTCAGGGTTATATGTAGCTACCTCTGCTAGTGAGCCAGTAGTTCCTGTCTTTGTTCTGCTACCTATATCTTTGTATTGAAATCTTACTGGATCTTGGCGAATACTTAATGTATCTATAACTTGCATATTCTCCATAGTTGGAGGCTGTATATCTACATTCTTTGTCGTATTAGTGCCTCTTTGTGCTTCTGCTAAAATCTTTGTTCTCGCTAATACAGTTTTTAATTTCTTTTCACTTTGTTCAAATTCTCTTAACGCTGCACCAGTACCAAATTCATCTTCTGGTATGTCATCTGTTCTTAATTGTGTTCCTTCTGTTCCTGGAAAATCTTTTCTTTGTTGTATCTTGTTTTGTTCTTGAATTAAATCTACTGCTTGTTCAGCTGCTGTTTTCTTTTCTCTACCTGTTAGTTTTACTATGTTTAAATCTTTTAATTCATTTTCTGTTGGCGGTTTTATTGGATTTTTAAAACCTCTCTCAATGTCTTGTTTTTTAGCAAACTTACTTGCACCTGTAACGTAATCTGCAAAAGCATCAATTAGTATTAATCCTTCTCTTTTAACGCCACCAAATTGCTCTATACCGCCACCCAACAATGGACCAGCTAGAAACGTACCTATAATTCCATTCTTAAGCATTGCTTCTGAACGTGTATCATCTTCGTCAACTTGGAATTGATTTATTAATCTTTTTATATCTCCATCAGGCATAAATTTAGTTAATAAAGTTGCAGCATTACCATCCCAGGGATCTTCAAGAAATACGTCATTTATTGCACCAGGCAACCATCCTTCCTGCGCACCTCTAATAAATCTTCCTACTCCTCTTTTTCCCACACCTGTTGCTACTTCTGTTAATGTTTTTCCTTTAGGAGTTTTTAGTAACGACTTAGATAGTTTGCCACCTATAGGCACTTGCGGTACTTTTACACCTCTAGCTTTTAAGCCTTTTGCAATAAGCATAAACTGAGAAATAGATGAAATCATCTGACCTAAAAACCTTTCTGTTTCTGTCTGCGCAAACTCTGGCAATGGTTTGCCATAGAAAGGTAAAGGTGCATCTGGTTTATCAAAGGTAGTAGGCTGCATATTTAATGCCTTACCTATTACTCCTGGCTCGTCTTTCTTAGGTTGATTTGTAAGAAAATCTCTACCTGTTATGCTTTCATATAAATTTCCTCCTGACATTAAATTTCTTACCTGGTCAATAGGGTTATATGTAGCTACCTCGTCATAAATAGAATCATAAATATTTTGTACAAAGTCACGGCCACCTTGCGCAAGAGTTCTTCCTATCGCATCTCCAAAATCGCTATCATCGTCAGGTTCAACATTTGCAGGTTGCTGTCCTTCGACTTGTGTCTCTTCTTTCACGCTAACGCTTTCTGGAAGAACGTAACGCTGCTTTTCGTTACCTTCTTCGTCTTTATAAATCTCTATTGGCATGATTAGTTAGATAGTGAATTAAGAGCCTCTTGTGCTGCTGGCAGATACTTTAGATAAGCACCTGTTCTGTAAACTGTCCATGCTTCAAAGCCTTGCATATCATAGATAAACTTAGCAGCTTTGCCATTAATTAATGGATCAAACAGTTGCTCATTTGAGTCTAACCCAAATTGACCTCTGCGCTCCTCTCCCATCATAAATCCAGGTCGATCCAACATATTTATTTGGAATAATCCATAGCTGTTATCATCTCCTTCTGTGTTATGTGCAAGAGGTCTACCGCTAGATTCTGCCATTCCTATAGCTGCCATAATTACTGCTTCATCTTCCGTAAAATCAGAAGTTAAACTTATCTTTAACATATCTGATACTGTCTGTGTTCCTTCTGCTGGTTGATAGTTATAAGGATCTGCGCTTCTTAGTTCTCCTGCATTAGCCATAGTACTAAAAAAGTAAGATGTAGGTACGAAAGCAATGCCAAACATAAGTTTTTCTAGTGTTGATAATTGTCTAGGTTTTTTGTCAGACATTGAATAATCCTCATTAAGTTTCTTTTTATCTTTTACCTGTACATCTGTAAGTCCAGCTTTTGTAAGTTGATTTTTAAAAAATGTTTCTGCGTCTATACCTGCGTCTATACCTAATTTATTAATTAATCTTCTTATATCAGGATCTACTTTGCCTGTGCTGTTGTAATCATCGAATAATTCTACTAGCACCTTTTTACTAAACATAGGCTGGTTACTGTTATACATTGCCTTTAATCTTCCTGCTTCTTTATTGCTAATACCACTTTTATAGTTTCTACCTAAGTATTGGTTCTTAAAATCTTCTACTGAATTAAAAGATACTCCTACTGTGTCGTCAGCCATAACGCCTTCTAAAAATCCTAAATCTTCATCGTCTTTTAAATTTGTAAAATATTTAAGTAAGTCCTCCTGTATCTGTCCGTCTGTCTTTTTTTCTTTAAGGCCGTTTTGTATTATTTCGTCAGTATCGTTTATCATTTTTAATTCTGCATTATTAACAACACCTAGTTCTTCTAAAGTGTAATCTGTAGATCCAGATTTAGAACTTCTATAAAATCCATCTTTTCCGTTCCATTTATCTAATCTTTCTTTAATTAATTTATTAGCAAAATTTTGCGAAGGCGTAGCTATTCCTTCAGCAATGCTGTTTGTTTTATTTATCAAATCCATACCGAATGTTTCTGGTATAGCTCCAGTATTAGTTAAGCCTGTAACCTTTTGTCTAAAACCTATAGCTAATCTAGGATTTTGAAATACCTTTCTGTATTCTTTTCTTAAATCATTTTTAAGTTGCGTTCTTTCTGCACCAAAAAATAATGCGTCATTAGTTTTTTGTAAGGTGTTTGCGTATTTAAGAACTGCTGCTTGATGCTCTAATGGCACTGTTGCAATAATTTCAGACTTTAGTTGCTCGTATTGTTCATTTGCTTTTTGCAGTTTCAACCCTACTTCTGGGTTATCAAAACCATCTGTTCCTGCTAATTCATCAATTTTTTTATATAAAGGTAATATTTCTTCTGTAAAACGATTAGTTATCTGTACTGTTCCTTTTTGCTCCTGGGTAGTTTTGTTTAATTTTTTAAACTCTCCTAATGCTTTTGTATATGCAGTCTGTGTATTAATTAACCATCCAGGATCTTGACCTTTATACCACCTTAAATTTTCATTAATAACTTCTGTATTGGTTTCTTTGTCTAATACTAATCTATCTTCTTTCTTACCTGTCATTAACTGTTCCCAGGGTTTAAACGCTTCTTCTGCCTCTAGGAATTTATTATTCTGCAAGCCGTGCATTAATAATTTTTGATTCCATTGCGTTAATATGCTTTGTACAAATTTATCTCTATCTTCTTTTGTCCTATATAACTGCATAAACCTTGAGTCGTCTAAAATTGCATTTAATTGTTTAACTACATCGTCTGGGCTGCTACCTTCAATGTGCATCCCTGCTAATGCGTCAACATGAACTAAAGATTCTTTTTCATATACATCTTTGTTATACGCTATGACTGCTTTTTCTTGCCTGTTTATATCGTTTGCATAGGCAGATAAAACAGTAGCTGATACTTCGTTACCTTCTCTTTGATTTAAAGGTATAATTCCACCGCTACCATCTCCATATACTGTATTTTTTCTCCATTCAAGGTATAAAGGATCATCAGGTCTGAGAGAATTTAAGGGTACTTCTATACCTTCTGGAGTTATAACTGTTGCACCAGCTGCCTTACTAGATAAAGTTGCAGCGTTAGATTGAATATTTATTATTTTATTTTGCGACTGTAAATGAGGTATTAATATATTATTTCTGGAATCTATGTAGTTAAGATTTTTCTCTGCTGCTTTCTTTTGCTCTATAGTTGCCTCTTCGCTCTCTCTAATTTTTTGTAGATTCTGTCTGGTATCTTGCAGTATTTCTACAGCTGACTTCTTCTTGCCAAGGTTTTGCAATGCAAGGCTTTTAGAATAATTTTTAGCTTCTTTATCTATCCTTACTGTTCTTTGCGCCATTGCACTTCCAAACTGTTTAAGAGAGGAATTAAATTGACCAAGTGAGTTAGCTAGGTTTTGTAAGTCTTTTGAATTATCAAACCCTACACTCATGTCAGCAAATTGACCTAGCTGTAACTGAGGTGCGTTCATCCTTTCTACTTGCTGGTAAGTATCAACGATAGGAGCAGATACTTTTATTCCTGGAGCAGTAAGACCTTTAGTGGCAATAGTTGAGTCAATACCATATTGACTTAGCAGCCTTCTCGATGTCTTACGGCTACTATCGCCTGTAGATTTTCCTAGTGAAATTGCCATAAGTTATGCGATTAAGTAATCGTTGCCAAGTGGTTGTACTGTTCCAGCCGTAGCATTTGCATAACCGACACCAGCACTTATGCCACTCATAATTCCAGCACCAATAGCAAACGGACTTACACTCACCTTCGGTCTAGGCACAGGCTTCATAGGATCAAGAATAGTTTTCTTAAGATATGGAGATATACTTGCGATCCTACTTGCACGTTCTGATATAAAGCCTCTCTTCTCTGACTGTATTCCACCTGTAGCGAAAGCCAAGTTAGTATCTGTGTAGTAGTCGTACTTGCCTAGTTCTGCGTTTACATCTGCAAGTAAATTAGCTACATTCGCTCCTATTCTTCCTGTCGCTAATATAGAACCCTCCTGTCTCCTAGCTTCTAAAGTTGCTTCTCTAGTGTCCTGGGCTGCTTTTTGTTGTAGCTGTCTTATCTGCTGGTTAGCATCATTCATCTTATTTGCTTCTGCTATCAATGCCAATTCTTCATTTTGAAACATCTGCTCATTTCTAAGTGCTTCTTGGTTTGCTTCATAGTTTCTCTGGTTTTGCGCAGAGAGCATATTAAATTCATACTGAAACTGATCGCTCATATTTGCTGCTTCTATCTGTCTATTCTGTGCAGCTGTTTGAGCAATAGTTTGACCTATGCTCATAATTCCGCTGAAGATACCAATAGCAACTGCGTTACACATAGTTAGATCTTTACAAATTCATAAAAGGGTCTGCCTTCATACCCAAATGTTTCATGTTTTTTTATTATGGTAAACCCCATAAAGGTTAACCAACGTAGATGAACTGTGTTTCTTGCATCTATGTAATTAAACAAAACAGGAAACTCTTTGTGTAATTTTTTTAATTCTATCCTAGATTGCCTTAAAAACTCACGTTTGTCTCTACTATCTTCAAGCATATTTTTACAACCTAGCATCCATACCTGACCAGATTTGTTAGGTTGCTTAATTATTCCCCACATTCCCATAGGGTTTCCATGTCTGCTAATCATAGTCATACAAGGATTACTTGTAAAAAAACATTCAAACAATGATTGAACAGGAGATGTACCAGAATGAGCAAAACATTCTTCCATATCTTCTTGTCTCATGTGTGTTCCTACATAGGAAACATCATCAATCTTTGCTGGCCTTTGATAAGCTTTTATAATCTTGACGCTCGTTCTTGATACCATCCTTCCCACTCTGCTGACTGTACCCTACAAGGTAGCGGAGAATCGCTAAAGAGTACAATTTTTGCTTCTATATTTTGTGACATAACAGGAACTCTAAACTTGCTCGTAGCCAGAGAAGGAGTGCCTATAGGAAACTGACCACTACCAACCTTGTAACCATTAAAAGGATAGGTTAATTCATCTCTTTGCCCTGGTGTAATCTTCACAGAAAAGTTAGATGTCTCGTCAAATATTATGCTCCATGTCCGCAGCTGTAATCTTGGACCAGCTAAGACAGCTAATCCTCCTCCTGGAGGTGTTTCCTTTAAGTAAGGAGTAGAAAATTGATAGGTCATATTATATATTTCTCCTATAAAAAACTTTGCATTACTTAAGTCTCCAGGCACAGTCATAGTTCCATTACCACTAGCTCCACCTGTAAGAGTTTCAGCTGTAGCTTTTATTACCTGACCATGAGCAATAGTATTGTTTGAATCAAACCTACCTACCACTGCCATAGTTCCTGTGCCAGCCATAGGATACGGCAATGTAATTACAGTTTGTACCCCTAATGCACCTGAGTTTATAAGGGATGTAGAGCAAGCAGCTTCTGTAGTTTTTCTATCTAGCAGTATCTCAAACTCTGTACCACTATCTACAGTTTCAGGTCTTAACTGTGTCTTTTCTAAGTAAACGCCATCTGAATATTGAACACAAGTATATAAATCACTATCTAAAACATTGCCACCTAATAATGTTTTGTTAGCGGCTACCTCCCAATACGACCAAGATGACTGTAATTTTTGGTCATCATCAAAAAAGAATTTGTATAAATATATTCTGCGTGGTTCATCCTTGCTAATCATTGTTATAACTTCCTCGGAAACAGAAGGCGACATACTAATTAAATTATCAGGAACAAATCTAGGTACGGAAGATGTTACTTCTTCTGACAATGGTATTGGTCCACTAGCATCAGGCAAAAAGTATTCACGCAAACCATTAAAGTCTCCCTTCGGTATTCCAAAGTAAACTGTACGGCCTACACCTATAGGGTCAACTGTATCGACAATATCGAATGTAGTTATTGCAGTTATGGTTGCTGTTTTTGGTGTCAGCGATGTACCTATAGCTGTTGCACCAGTGTCTAATCTAAACTGTCCATGCAAACTAAATAGCAATAATGTATTAGCAAAAGCTAGGCTGCTGTTTAAGAAGTTAACTGATGTACCGCCAGAGCTAATATCAATAGGATCAGAATCCAGGGCAGTTTGTACTGTTTCTGGAAAGAACCTTTCAAAAGCATCAGAGGCTGATAATATTACGTTTTCATCCGCTAGAAATACAAGTCTGTTTCTAAATAAATTTATGTTTTTAATTTTACTTCCGACAAATGTAGGGTCAGGTGCAGTTGTAGCATCTCCTGCTATACGACCTGAGTAGTTAAACTGACTAAAAGTAAATGTGCCATTAGCGTTTCGTATTAACGTATGTGGCATAGTAGATTTATCTAATTGAAAATTTATATTGGGTGCAACAGTTTCTCTCCATACTCCTGGACCAAAACCACTACCAGCTGTAGCTTCAAACTTTACAAAGTAATCGTCAAAGGCTGTGGTAGCAGAACCTTGTATTCTTACTGTAAAGTTATGCTCTGCAATAGTAGGCAAATCAGTAATACTATCAACTGTTCCCTTAATGGCTGAAGTTGCATCAGCCGTCTTTGTGTCGCTGCTTTCTAATGTATAGTCGCCTCCATCATCTTTAGTAATTCTAATTATGTAATCAGTATTAGTTACTGTAAAACCAGATATAGTATTAAGCTGCGTGGCTAAATCATTGGCAATGGTTACAGTATCAGGAGCAGTACCAGAAGAGTTACCAGTAGTAACGCTCTTTTCTGTGCCATTAAGTTTTACTCTGTAAGTCGTAGAAAAGTCAGCAGATTTTATAAATACCATTGACTTTGTACCCCAGTTATATGACTTGTTTACAGTATCCATAGCAACTGTTTTCTCTCTGTTAACTATGAATGTAAAGTCAGCAATAGAAGCAACCCTAAATGTAGAGCTAGGCTCTCCTGTTATATTCAGATAGGCTGTGCCGTTGGGTGTTGATACTGTCTGTGCATTGCCATCTAAATCAAATACTTTTATAGCGTTATCTTGTATAAAAATTAAATATCTAATTACACCATCTCTATCAACAATGTGTGTAAATGGCCTACCAGCACCAGCCGATCCTGCAAACAATTTTTTTATGTGTTGCATAGGTGGCCTTTTCTTTAACCCTTCTACAGGGCTAGGCATACAGTTAATTACTTCTTCTGCCTGTGATGCCAGGCGTAACGCTGCTGGTTGTTGACTTACTCCATTAATAAGATTAGGAATAGAGCTACTAATTAGTGGCATAGTTAACGCTCAAGTGTACGAGAAGGAATGTAACTATTAATAGGGCTAGTTCTATTGAGATGCCCACGCAACATACTATGTTCTGTCTTACTTGTTTCTTCTTCCAGAAATGCACTGCGAGCCTCTAGTTCCTGCGTAAGGTTTAACTTAGTTAGATCGGCAGAACCAATAATCGCTTCCTGTAATTGCCTTCCTGCTTTAATAGTTATATATTGCCGTGCGTGTTCGGGAAGTAAATCCCACTCAAGAATGGTTGTCATATCAACTATTAAATCAGCATCAAATGTATATCTATTATTTCTTCTGTCGTATAACTTGTCTCCTCGTTGCACTACATCTATGTCTGGGTATTCCAAGTTATCAACTACAACTCGACTTACATTACTCGATAACTCTATCTCGTTAGAGGAGTTACGTTCTAAAGTTTTTTCTAGGTCTGTATTAAAAGACCAACCTTCTGTTTGTATCGTTCTGCTTACGTCATTTAACGTATCTTCTGCTTGCTTTGCCAAGCCAAATTGACCCTGCAAACTGTTGACAGGTGCTTCTCCAAGCATTTGCAGAACTCTGTTTACTGCATCAAGAAAGCTAGTTCGACCTAGTGCCATTACTTCTTCTTCCTTTTTTTAGCGGTCTTTGCTGCACGCCTAAAGTTAGCAGCTGTAGGTGCGCCTTTAGTTCCAGGCTTGCGCATCTTCTCTCCACTACCAGCTTTTATTCTCTTACGCTTTGCGTGTATGTTTGCGTAGAGTCCTTTCTTTTTTGCCATAGTTAACACTTCCATTTGCGAAGGGCTTTGTTGATCCTACTGTTAGGATCTCTAGCTGTTTTGCTAGATGTTCTTTTCTTTTTCATACCTTTCATCCTGGCGCAAAAAGATTTTTTCCTTTTGCCTCCTCCAGGTTGCGGTGCTTTCAGATTAGAACCTGTTTCTCTGTTGTACTTTTTTCTACCAGCAGCTGTCAAGCCACCTGTTCTGCTCTTATGTTTGCCCATTTTTAGGCGTACATTTTTTTTGCGAGCCATTTACTTTTTCTTTTTCTTTTTCTTTTTAGGTGGTCTACCTACTTTAGAGCCGTATGTTCCTTTTCCGTATGGCATAAGAATAAAGGGGGTTGTGTTACCCCCTTATATTAACGGCTTATGAGTTAGCTGCATAGAGTTCGATTGCGCAGTCTGGGCGTAAGACTCCGCTTCCGTGCATCATGCTACCAACCATAAATGTACCTTGATAGAGAGCGTGGATGTCTGCTCCTGTCTGCTCCATCTTAAGATCCATTAGCTTAACTGTTCCAACGGCTTGCTTGTTAAATACAAGACCAATGTTGTCAGTATAGTTAGCGTGGTATGTATTGTTTTCTCCAGTTGCAGCTGACCTATTTGTTTTAGGTAAGTGATTAGATTTAACAATGTGGATTCCTGCTACCTTAAGGACTTCTCCTTCTGCGTATGCACCACGACCACCAAAGTCTCTGTTAATAACAGTTGTATTCTGTACTAACTTGTAGTAGTTAGTTGGGTCAATAGCGCAGTAACGATCCTCTTCTGGAAGGTTATTAATATCCATCTGTTCAGCAGCTGAGAATAAAGCAGTTGCTAAGTCTGTACCTGTAACAGCAGCAACCGCAGCAGCTGTGTTGGCTGTACCTGACTTAAGAATCTTTATTCTTGTACCACCTGGAAGATCAGTATTAGGGTTAGTCGATGTTCTTGCAGCCTGTGCGATCATAGCTGCTACGTTCTGATCAAAGGTATATGCTAAAGCATTTCCCATCTGAACAGAATATTGAGACCTAACATCATAGTGGTTCATAGCCTCGTCTACGTCTGCTATGAAAACATTAGATACAAGTTTGTCGTCAATATTTATGACAGCCTCTGCGTGCTTGATAGCATTACCTGTCAGTTGTGTCCC